TTTTACTCGGGCCAGCTATGTTCCCAAGAACCGCATGCCAAACTTGCGCGATCCGGCCTTGAACGTTTATTTCGGCGTGCCAACTTCAACGGCTGGAATTGCCGTTACGGAAGATACGGCGCTTACCTATTCCCCGGTGTTCCAAGCAATCAGGATCATAAGCGAAACTGTCGCAAGCTTACCTGTGCATGTTTACCGTCGAACGCCAGCGGGCCGGTTGCGTGTTGATGATATGGGCGTATCTGATTTGCTAAGGTTTCAACCCAACGATGAATGTACGGCAATGCAATTCAGGGAATCTATCCTTGCTCATGCTTTGAGTTGGGGGAACGGTTACGCTGAAATCGAACGGGATAGTTTTGGCCGGCCTTTGAGGCTTTGGTTGCTTCAACCAAATACCGTGGTTGTTGAGCGCGATGAATTTGGCCAGCTTCAGTATTCTTACCGGTTGCCGGGGCAAAGAATAATCAACCTTCATTCAATGGATGTTTTGCATATTGCCGGTCCGGGCTTTGACGGTGTCACCGGCTATTCTGTGGTCAAGATGGCAAAGGAATCTATCGGGCTTGGAATGGCTTGTGAACAATTTGGCGCTGGATTGTTTGGAAGCGGCGCAAGGCCGTCTGGAATGCTTGAGCATCCGGGGCGCTTGTCCGATGATGCAAGGGGCCGATTGCGTGGCGATTGGGAACGGTTGCATGCTGGAATCGACAATGCACACCGTGTCGCAATTCTAGAAGAGGGCATGAAGTGGACGCCAACAAGCATTCCCCCTGATGATGCGCAATTCTTGCAAACTCGGAAGTTCCAAATTGAAGAAGTAGCGCGATGGTTCAACATTCCTCCATCCAAGTTGCGGGATACTGGCGGTGTTTCCTATTCGAGCTTGGAGCAAGAGAACATTGCTTTTCTGTCCGAAACGTTGCGGCCGTGGCTGATCAGGTTGGAACAAGAGTTCAGGCGCAAGTTGCTTTTGCCTGAATCTTCCGAACTGTATTGTGAACATAGTGTGGAAGGCTTGTTGCGAACTGATTTGTCCGCTCGATATGCGGCTTATGCGGTCGGGCGCAACTGGGGTTGGTTGTCCGTGAATGAAATACGGGCCTTGGAGAATCTTGAACCGGTTGCCGGCGGTGATGTTTACTTGCAACCGCTGAACATGCAACCGCTCGATTCCGCTGGCGGCGCCCAAGCTCCGGCGGCGGCTCCAACGGTTGGCGCAAGTCCTGGTACTGTTGTTGAAGAACCGGTTGCTGAACCGGTTGCTGAACCAGAACCTGAAACCAACCAAGGGAACTTTGCCAGTTCCGCAACTGTCAAACTAGCTGAAGACATGACTCTACACCAAGTTTCGCATTGCGAACATGGTTACACCAACCGTTGCCGTATCTGCGGGATTGAACGCGAACGGGAACTTATACCGCCAACTGAACCGGGCGGCGAACATGGTTGGCGGTTGAAGTGGAAGCCCATGTTGCCGGTAAGGGAATCCGAACGTTCAATGTCTACTGTTCAGCGGGATAAGTACGATTCCATCGACTTTTCCCCCCCGGCCGGCGTTCGTGAAGAAGCTGCTCGGGGTTTGGAATGGCGGGCTGAATATGGTAGGGGCGGAACTGCGGTTGGCGTTGCTCGGGCAAGAGATTTGAGCAATGGGGCCAACATTGGTGCGGAAACTATCGGGAGAATGACAAGTTACTTTGCAAGACATGCGGTTGACTCTGAAGGTGAAGGTTGGTCTCCCGGTCAAGACGGGTTCCCAAGTGCGGGCCGTATTGCTTGGGCATTGTGGGGCGGCGATCCGGGGCGAACTTGGGCTAATAAGGTTGCTGGCCAAATGGATTCGATTGACGAAGAAGTTCGCGTTGTCCATTAAGCGTTTTGGAAACAAAAGCTATAGCGTTGTCAATCCTAGTTCGGTAGGGTTTACCAGATGAACATCGAACGGCGTAGTCTGGGAACCTTGGCGGCGGAAGCTGGAAGCCTTGTCGGCTATGCTTCCGTGTTCAACTCTTTATCTGAAGACTTGGGCGGATTCAAGGAACGGATTCACCCGCAAGCCTTCAACCGATCTTTGAGTACTGGTTTTGATGTTCGGGCGCTTGTCAATCACGATACAACATTGGTTCTTGGGCGGCGATCGAACAATACTCTACAACTGACTGTTGATACCAAGGGGTTGAAGTTTTCGATCGCACCGCCCAAGACTTCTTACGCGAACGATCTTCTTGAACTGGTTTCTCGTGGCGATGTTTCGCAAATGTCTTTTGGTTTTATCATCGCTCCCGGCGGTGAAGCTTGGAGTTCTGAAGACGGGCTGAAGGTGCGGACGGTTACCGATTTGCACTTACTGGAAGTCTCGGTTGTCTCGATTCCAGCTTATTCCGATACAACCGTTGCGTTGCGCAACCTTCAGGATTGGAACCGGCAACTCGATTCTCGGTTGAAGGCGCGGGGTTCTCTGATCAGGCGGCTCGAACTTTCTTTAGTTATTGGGGGTGTTTGATATGTCCGAACGTGCAAGGCTGATTGCCAAAAAGTCTGTTTTGGTTTCGCAAGCCAAGGGACTCCATGAGTTGGCAAGCCAACGTGAATGGACTCCGGAAGAATCGGCCAAGGTCGATGCTTTGGTTGCTCAAATTACTGAACTGGACACAAGACTTCAGGCGGCTGAAGAGGCTTTGGCCGGCGATGTTGAAGAAGATTTGGCGGAAGTTCCAGTGGAACCGGCGGCTGAAGCTCCAGCCGATATGGTTCAGCAAAACAACCTTGCCAACCGCATTAACCGGTTGGAATCGTTGCTTGTGAACAACCGTCGAACGGCTCCCGCTCCAATTGGCGCTCCAATGTTCGTGCGTGACGTGAACGATAGGCAAGCCACAATCGACCGGCGGCATGCTCTGCATGGTTGGTGCCTGGGCGCTGAAGCCGATTCCAGCCACAAGGCGGCGGCGGCTCGAACGGGTCTTGATCTTCGTTCCGATAAGATCATGATTAAGCGAGCGGCTCAAAGTACTACGACAACCGCTGGCGGTTATACCATTCCTCAAGGTTTTCTTGCGGAGCTGGAAAAGAAGTTGGTTTACTTCAACAATCTGCGAACGGTTGCGCGCGTTATTCGGACGGATACGGGCAACCCGTTACCGTTTCCAACTACCGACGATACGGGCAATCCAGCAACGATTGGTGCTGAGAATACTGCACCAAGCGAAACCGCTATAACTTTCGGACAGATTGTTCTTGGCAACTACCGATATGAATCGTTGGTTTTGACAAGCAACGAACTTTTGAAGGACTCGGGCCTTGACTTGGCCAGCGAGATTGGCGGCATGTTGGGCGAACGTATTGGGCGCAAGGAAGCAACCGACTTTACAACCGGGAACGGTTCGTCCGCTCCTGAAGGGGTTGTTACTGGTTCATCGGCCGGCGTTACCGGTGCAACCACAACAACGATTACTTTGGCAAATATCATGGGCTTGATTGGAAGCCTTGACTATGCTTATCAACAAGGCGCGTCGTTCATGATGCACCAATCGGTTTGGAATACCTTGCTTCAGCTTGCCGATAGTCAAGCAAGGCCGTTGTTCTTGGATCTTCTGAACGGCAACGCTCCAAGGTTGCTTGGTTATCCTGTAACGATTAACAACGCGATGGCTTCAAGCATTGCGGCTTCAGCCAAGACGATTTTGTTTGGTGATTTCTCCAAGTTCATGATTCGTGAAATTGGCGATATCGAACTTCTTCGTCTTACCGAACGTTACGCTGAGAAGTACCAAACCGGGTTCATGGCGGTTGTTCGTCGCGATGCAAAGGTCATGCAATCGGCGGCGATTAAGCGCATTACTCAACCGGCAAGCTAGTTGATGATCTGGCCAAGAGTTGGGGGCTTGGAATGAAGGTTCGCATACTTGTAAACATGGTCGGAACCTCGGTTTCCTATGCTTTTGGTCAAGTTGTTGAAGTGTCTGATTCTGAAGGGCGGCATATGCTAGCCAATGGTTTGGCTGAATCTGTTGTTGTTGAAGTTCCGGCCGTTGTCGCGGCTGGAACTTCGGCGGAAGCGCGAAGGTTCCAGCGCAAGGAAATTCGATGAACCTTAAGGTTTTGCTACAACCCGCGGCCGAATTGGTTACTTTATCGGAAGTTAAAGCATATCTGCGGGTTGATGGAACGGAAGAAGATTCTACAATTGCCGGCTTGATCAGTGCGGCTCGTGAATATATTGAACGCTCAACTCGCCGAACTATGATCTATACCGCTTACCGGTTGACTCTTGATCAGTTTCCCGGTTGGGAAGATTTGGAACTACCAAGAAGTCCGGCCCAAGAGTTGGCGGCCAATACCGTGGTTGGCATTGCTTACGCAACCCCAAGAATTCGGTATTGGAACATGGACGGCGATCAAATTACAATGGTCCAAGATGAAACCTACGAACTTCTGTTGAGTGACAATCCCCCAAGGATTGTCTTGCCAGTGATGGCGCTTTGGCCAATTACCATGGCATTTCAACGGGGCGCAGTTGAAGTCGATTACGTTGCCGGCTATGGGGAAGCGGCCGGTTCAGTTCCTCCAATGCTACGGCAAGCGGTCAAGATACTGGCGGCGCATTGGTACGAACATCGGGAAGCCGTGGGGAACTTTGGTGGTGAAGTACCTTTGAGCATTGAGAACATAATCCGCTTGTACGTGGACGGCGGCTATAACTAATGGCCAACGTCAACATTGGTGATATGCGTTACAGAGTTGAACTGCAATCAGCGGTGGATTCAGTCGATTCCTTTGGCCAAGCTATACGAACTTGGGCAACTTACTTTACTTGTTGGGCTTCAGTTGTGGCGCAATCAGGCGTTGAAGTTCAGCAAGGAAGCCAAGCAACTGGAATGATTACCTACGCAATCGTTTTGCGAACTGGCGGGTATTCTGTTTCGATTGCCGATAGAATCCTATGGGGTTCCAAGGTTTTGAACGTTCAATCCGTGGTTCCAATGGACGGGCTCAAAAGGTTTGTTCGCGTGTCTGCTCTCGAGGTTTTGCCAAATGGGTAAGGGCGGCTTTGGAATTGATCTTCGCGTAGTCGGGTTTGCTCGACTTGAAGCTGCATTGGCTGAATTCCCCAAGAGCTTGAACGCTGCTTTTAAGCGTGCCGCAACCAAAACGGGCCGTGCGGTTGCCAAGATTGCCAAAGCCAAAGCCCCGTCAAGGAAGAAAAGCATTCGGATTGGCAACAAGTCGGTTGTGATGTACGGCACAAGCGGAAGTTTGAAGAAGTCGATTGGTTTGAAGGTTGTCAAGCCAAAGCGGTTTGCCGGGCAACCGGTTTGGAACGCGATTGTTGGCGCAAGGCAAGGAATGGACGTTACCGGCTGGATTGCTTACTCGAAGCCAACCGCTCAACACAAGGCGGAAAAGAATACTACGGTGAAGATTAGTCCAAGTCGATATTCTCACCTTGTTGAAAAAGGTTTTGTTGCCAAGCTTTGGGCCAGCAACCAACGGCGGCCGGTTCCGGCAAGGCCGTTTTTGCGGCCGGCGTTGGATGCAAACCGCCAATACGCTGAAACCAATACCAAGGAATCTTTGGATTTGGAACTGGCCAAGCTTTTCGCAACTGGCAAAGCAACTCCAATTGGGGGGGTATAGTTGCCATGAGTTTATTGGCCAAGATTGTTCGCGCCTATCTTGTTGGCCGTCCTGGTTATGCGGCGGCGATTCCCGGCGGAATCAGTCCGGAAGTCGTGGCGATTGGTAACGCAATGCCGTATGTTTACTATTCTGGCGTGTCCAAGAGTCGGACCAATACTTGTGGCAATGTTCCGGTTCTGATCAGTGAAAGAATCAGTTTTGCTTGCGTTGCGGCAACTCGTGCGGAAGCACAAACTTTGGCCGATTGGGTCGCAACCCAAATCTTGGCAAGTCCGTCAAGAACAACATTGTCCGGGGTTCTGGTTCATCAACTCCGGATCGAAGAAGAAGGCGATCAAGCGGAATTTACGGGTGACGGTTCCGATGAACCAATCAGAACAACAGGCCTGGATGTTGTTGGAGTCTATGAACCGGTTTAACAAGGGGGTTTGCAATGGCGCTAGTTGTCCCAGCGGGTAGTACGGCAACGATCAAAGTTTTGGCGGCCGGAAGTGCGGGTGCTGCTTCCGATCTTACCAATCTAAAAAGCGTTGGCGGGTCAACGGTTACTCGGTCAATGGCCGATGTTACGGCGCTTGCCGATACAACGCTTCAGCGCATTCCTTCGCGGAATGATCGGGGAACGCTTCAACTGACTTTTTTTTTGACGGATACCGCAACTGCTACCAATCAGGTTACTGATTTGAAAACTAAGATGACAAGCGGCACACATTGCCGAATCAATGTGAATTTGCCGGGTTCAACGATTGACGATATGTTTCAATATGACGGGTATATTACTGAAGTTGGGGAACCTGAGATTGGCGCTTCCGATGATGCGCTAACCTATACGGTTACTTGGCAGCGTTCGGACAAGTATTAAGTTTAGAGGTTTTGTTATGAGTTTGAACCGTGAACAACTGATTGCGCAAGCCAAGCCAAAGGTAATTAACGTTGCCGTTCCGGAATGGGGCGGCGATGTTTATTTGCGTGATATTACCGCTGGCCAGCGGGATCAGTACGATGGTTTCCAGATTGATCAACAAGGTTCTGCCAAGTATGCCAACTTCCGGGCAAGACTTTTGGTCCTTAGCCTGTGCGATGCTGAAGGCGTTCGATTGTTTGGTGATGGTGATGTTGGCATAGTGTCGGCGTTGCCGGCCCAAACAATTGACCGGCTTTGGGAACAAGCGGCGGTCTTGTGCGGATTGAAGGCGGAAGAAGTCGAAAAAAAGTAAGGGCGCGGCCAATCAGACGATTGATGTTCAGGTTGGCCGGCTATCTGGGAATGACGGTTGCGGAACTGGAACAACGTTGTTCCAGTTCCGAACTTTCTGAATGGGTTTGTTTGGCAAGCCTTGATCCGTGGGGCGAATACCGATCCGATACTCGGGGCGCTTTGCAAGCTTGGGCGGCTCTTGCGGCTTGGAATTCTAAAGTACAAGTTACCGACTTTTTACCGGTCGATCATTTTGTTGATCGGGTGCCCAAGGGTTTGGTTGACTCCAAACCAGTGGCAACCGATGATGAACTTATAAGCGCCAAAGCTTTTCTACTGAGTCTTGGAATGCAACCAATCAAGGGGGAATAATGGCCAGCATTGCCAAGATGTCTGTTCAGCTTGGTTGGAACGGCGAAGAAGCACAAAAAGGCGCGGCTTCTTTGGAAAAGAACCTTGCCAAAGTTGGCCAAGTTGCGAACGCAACCAACAAAGCGATGCAACCGGCGGCTTCAGCCGATCAAGCCAAAGAAGAGGCCATTTTCCAAAAGAAGTTGGCCAACATGAACGAACTTCAAAAGCAACAAGCCATTGCCTATCGGGAAGCGCAAAAGCGTCGAATTGGAATGACCGCCGATGAAATTAAGGCCGATCTCGCCAAGGAAAAGAAGGGCAAGGAAGCGGAAGCGTTCAAAGAATCGTTGAAGAACATGAACGCTTTGGATCGGGAAAAGGCGCTCAAAGATGAAGCGGCCAAAAAGCGGCGGGCCAACATGACGGCCGATCAAATCCGGGCCGATATTGAAGCCGAAAAGAAAAAGGAAGCGGCACAAGCCAAGTCTGCTGGCGGCGGCGGCGGCGGCGGGATGTTTACCGAACTTCTTTCGGGTCTGACTTTGGCCAAAGCGGCTTTTACTACGTTTGTTCTTGGGCCAATTCAAGCAACCATGGAATTGCTGAAGCTCGGGGGCCAAGCCCAAGCAACTCGTATCAAATTTGTTTATATGGCAGGCGATGTTACCAAGGGGGCGGCGGCTTTTGCGTTACTGCGGAAACAATCGGCCGATACTGGCATTCCATTGGAGAACCTTACCAAAGCTGCAACCAATCTAATGGGTCTTGGAATGTCGGCTCAAGCGGCCGGCAACATATTGGCGCGAACAAGCAACGCTGTCGAGATACTTGGCGGTGGGGCCGTGGGCGCTGAAGCCGTTGCCGGGGCAATCGGGCAAATCCGTTCGTCGGCGATGTTGACGGAAGGTCCATTACAATCTTTGCAAAGCCAAGGTTTGAAGGTGTTTGAAGCCCTGGCCCAAGAGTTGGAAGCCGTTACCGGCAACGCTCATTCGGTTGAAGACGCGATCCAAAAGGTTCGTGATGGATCAGTCTTGGCGGCAACTGGAATGGCGGCCGTGTTCCGGGCCAGCAACTCAAAGGAAGCCCAAGACGCTGCGCAAGGAATGGGGGCAACTTTCGGAAGCCAAATTGCCAAGCTTAAGAATGGTTTAACTGATCTTCTTACAAGCGTTGGCGAAACTTTAATTAAGGCCGTCAATCCCGAAGTCGTGTTGGCAAGTTTGCGTGGTGCCTTTGAGGCGATCAAGATCATTGTTGAAACGATTGCTGACAATCTTGGTTTGGCGCTTGATCCAAAGAAAGGGGCAAACCTCGAAAAGGTTTTCAAGACGGCACGCGATGCAACTTTTGATATTGCTGAAGTTGTTGTTCGTATGGGAATCGACTTGGCGGAAGCGGTTTACAACATTATGCGGCAAATCGCAACCGTTGCGGCCAAGATTCCAGCCATGGCGCAAAACGGGTTTGACAATGTTCTTGCCGAACTTTCCGAACTTGTCGGTGCGGTTCCCAAGGGAACTAAGGAAGTTATGCGGCAAATGCAAAAAGAGGAACAAGTTGGCGCTGTGAAGGCCGTTATGCCTGATTTGAACTTTGGCAAAGTCCAAAAGATAGGTTTGGACGCGATCGCAACCGCTCGCCAACGGGCCATGATTGGCGACAAGGCGGCGGCTGAAGCGGCGAACAAGCTTGGTGATATTAACGTTGAAGGGGCCAAAAAGATTGATCAGCTTGCCAAGGCTGAAAAGAAAAGGATTGAAGACTTGGACATGATGAACCGAGATGTTCGGCAAAAGGCAACCGATCTTTTGCGTGAACATGCAACCGCACAAGAAGAGTTCAACCGGAAGATCAGCGACTCTGTCGCAATCTTCCGACAAGCGGGCGGTGTTGATGTTGAATTGAAAAAGAAGTTGGGCGCCGGCTTGACTCGCAAGGTTGGCAAGGAACTTGAACAACTGATCAAGGAATTTGGGATTGCTCCCGACCAGAACCTACCGGGTGCAATGGTACGGGGGTCAAGTGCGGCGGCTGAACAAGAGATCCGGGCTTCAATGCAACTGACAACGCAAGACTTTGAGACGCAGTTAATAGCGGCGGCCAAGAATCAGGAACGGCAAAGCCAACTCCAAATTGAACGGCTCGATAGACTGGTCAAAGCGGCTGATAATGCGGGCATATTTGCGGCGGCACAAGCGGCGGAACAAAAGCGGTTGGCCGATGCGGCAAAAGAGGCGGCGGCTTTGGCCAAGAACCGTCCGGTTGCTATTCTGCCAAAGTAAGGGGGTTCAATCGTGGCGTACACTCATTTTGTTGAAGTTGCTGAAGGCCGTTCGGCAACTGTCGATCAAGCTTACCAAAGAAGCTATACAAGAGTTTTCCTTGTCC